GCCCAGATGCGTGACAATAAGTTTGATATCAGCGGAAACCCGATCCTCTCCGAACTCTCCATCAAGGAATTTGAGGATTCGCTCCCCGAGGAAATCAAGGAGATCCGCGTTGATGGCCAGTTCTTTACGCTTCGGGGGCGCGTGTACCGCGAGTTTAGCGACTCCCATCTCCTCCACTTCGAGTATCAGTACCCGGACCCCGTCATCTGCATCCTCGACCCGCATGATCGTCAGCCTCATCACGTGATCTGGGCTTTTGTCAACCGCAATGATGATGTGTTCGTGGATTCCGAGATGTCGGTGCGCTGTGAGCTGGATGACCTCGCCCGCAAAATCAAGGCATGGGAGCAGGAGCGTGGCTACAAGATGCGTAAGCGCCTCATTGACCCCAACTTTGGGCTTAAACCCGCGAAGCCGGGAGCTAATTGGTCCGTGAAAGATGAGCTAACGCGCCACGGATGCGGATTCTATCCCGCCAATGATGACCGCGAGCTTGGCCACATGATTGTGCGCGATTATCTCCACTGGGACAAGAAGCGGGAAATGTCAGCGACGAATGCTCCGAAACTCTTCTTCTCCAAGGACCGCTGTCCTATCACGATTCGGTCCATGCGGAACTTGCAATATGACGAGTGGGCATCAACGACCGCCCGCAAGAGGGAACCCAAGGAAGAGACTCAGGAGAAGGATAGCCACGGCGCTGACACAGTGCGCTACCTCATCGTGGGTAAGCCGCGATTTCGGTCCATACAGGAGACTGATGTCTATGAGGAATCGGGGGCCATGTACTGATGGACGCGCACGACAGGCTCCCCACCATTCAACCCGGCCAAGAATTCGCAGTAAAACGCATCAATGAGCAACAGAAACTGGAACTCTGCAAATTGCTTGCATGGTTCTGGAAATCACCGGAGATCATCAAGTATTTCGAGGATGAGCACCAGCTCAAACTGAAGCCGAGTGATATCAAAAACTACCGGGCCGCTGAGAAGTGGAAACCCATCATTGAGAAGTTCCGAGATGACTACCTGAAGGACCTAAATTCAGTACCCCTTGCCAATAAGCGTAAGAGGTTGGATGAACTGGAGAAACTCTACGACTCAGCAATAGCAGATGGAGACCTTGATCAGGCCCGAATCCTCATCCGCGAATTCCGCGAGGAAGTGGAGAAAAAGGTGGGCGATGTATCTGTCAGTTTCACTCAGATCAACCACAATGAATATCACGAGATGACGGATGAGGACCTTCAGGCGGAGAAGGTCAAGACCCTGGAACAATTAGAGAAAGTCCGCAAGCTGAAACAAATGGCCAGAACCATTAACCTCGGAGACGTCAATGGCTTACTCGAAGAAGAAGACAAGTCCAAGTAAGAAAGCCCAGAAACCCATGAAGAAAAGTTACATCATGAACAAGTTTAAGGCGTGCTGATGGGACGTGACGTGAAGGACGAAGAGCAGGGGGCCACGGTATCAAGTCCTGATGCATCGTCCCAACCTCAAGCGCCTGTATCGCAAGGCCCACAGATGGCAACTCCGAAGCCTCCCACGGTTCAGATCGCCGTCACGGAATCCATCGAGAAACAACTCGTAGACATCGTCATGGAAGACTGGCGAGCGGCGAAGGTGGCACGTGACAAGCGCGATTATGGCCTTGAGTCAAAGGGCGGGGCCATAAATTTCGACAAGTGGTTGAAGGGATTGCGCGACCTCTACAATGCCCGACGCGAGCCCAAGGATATTCCATGGAAATATTGCAGTAATCGCGGGCTGAGACTCGCGGCCTCTATCCTCGACATGATTCATTCGCGGCTATATCCGTCCGTCCTCAATGAGGAACTTCTGCGCTGGCGTCCGGGAGAGAAGACTGATCAAGCCAAGGTGGAACGCATCACAAAGCTCATGCACTGGTGGTGTTTCGTACACTCTCGCGTTCGGTCCTTTTTTGACATTTGGGTGAAGCAGGTAGCTGGCTACGGCGACGGCCTAACAGAGACCTCATGGAAAGTTCAAGCCATTGACAAGGGCGAGACTATTCAGGAGCCAATCGTGGATGAGATGGGGCAACAGCTCACGAATCCTGATGGAACACCCGCCATATCCACTTCCCGCGCCATCAGTCTCCTTGAGAAGACAGCGTCAAAAGTCTATGCCAAGGAGGATGTGTTCTTGCAGGAGGGTTCCACGGACATCCAGACGGAGCCGGTCATCTTGAAAGACTGCTTCAAGTACCGTGAGCTTGAGGAGGGCGAAGCATCCGGCAAATTCGTCAACGTCACCAATCTTCTGCGCTCCAAGATCAACTGGGATAAGCCGGATGTGACGGGGCTCACCTCTGATGAGGAAGAGCGCATCAAGTCCATCCGAATCCGCAACGTGAACGTGGAAATTTTAAAAGCCTACCTCAACTTCGATGCGGATGGAGACGGTTTCGCAGAGGACATTCGCATCATTGTGGCTCCGGAGTACGAGTTGTACCTTGGAGGCATTGCAGTCCGTGACCTAACGAAGTCTGGCAAGCGGCCCATCGACTTCACGAAGTTTGATAATCGCATTGAGAATCCGGATGAGAATAGCGGGGAAGGGGTTTTAGAGAAAATCAAGGAACTCTCGGAAGAAATCGACGCCATTTTCAATCAGATGACGGATGCGAATACGATTGGGGTCCTGCGTCCGTTCTTCTATGACCCCGGCGGTGACGTGGATGCCCCAGTCCTGAAACTCGGCCCCAACAAGGGAACTCCGATCTCAGACCCCACTCGAAACGTCATGTTTCCAGACATCCGCATCCAGACCGACCAGATGATTCTCGCCATTCGCCTTGTCCTGGAATTCGTGGAGCGTCTAACCGCCGCGTCATCCTATGTCATGGGCAAGGAGAGTGAGATCGTTGGCGGCTCCGGCACGGCAACCCGCACTCAGGCCATCGTGCAGAGCGCGGAACAACGCTTCGCAATGCCTTCCGAACGTCTCCGCGAAGGTGCCGCCCGCATCATCCAGCAACACCTCGACATCCTTCAGCTCAATATTCCTCCGGGCCTTGAGAATCGCGTGCTTGGGGAAGACGGAGAGCCCATCTTTGACGCCAATGAACTGACCGCCGAAGGAATCACAGGCGAATTCGACGCATACCTCCTCATGGACCCCTCGATGGGCTCTCAGCAGACCGAGCGCGAACTTGCCTCCATGATGTACTCAATTCTCCTTCAAAACATGATCGTGGGAACGGACCCTGTAAAAATCTACAAGATCACGGCTGATTTCATCAAGGCATATGGTAAAGACCCGGAAGAATACTTGGGGCCCGCTCCCGACTCCGACTCCATCGATAGCCCGGAAGACGAAAACACACTCATCATTCAAGGGGACTTCAAAAGAGTCCGTGCTCAAATCACAGAAAATCATATTCTGCACATACAAAAGCACATGGAACTCTTGGAGTCCCCGACTCTCGCAAGCCTGCCTCCGCATCTGGTAGCTCAAGTCACCCAGTTCACCGAGTTCCACATCCAGGAACATATGCAACAGATGCAAATGATGCAGGCTCTTGTCTCGAAATTCGGCAGTCAACCCGCTCCGGGCGGAGAAAGTGAGAAAGACGGTGGAAAAGGATCTGAAGGTCCAGCTTCTTCAGGAGCTGGAGGGCCATCCAGCATGGAAACTATGCCGGGACCACTTGGAAATGCTATGCAGTCGAAGAGAAGTGGAGAAATCGGAGGCGCTCCGCCGCAATGATGCGTTCAAAGCCTCTATATTACAAGCTCAGATCGACGGAATTAATCTCGCTGTGAAGAGTATCCCTAACTTAATCACCAGCCTGTCACAGCAGGTTGAGGATTAGTACCCAAGGAGTCTTAAATGCCTGATGATGAAAATAAACCGGACGTTGAAGTAGTCAACGATCCCGAGCCTGAAAGCCCTGATACGCCGTCAGATGTCACGGTAGATCTCAATACCAAGCCGAGCCAAAAGCCGGATGATAAGCCGAAAGAGGATAAACCCTCCCTAGATTTCTCGAAGCTGAATAACACGATCGCCTATCAGACCAGAAAGCTTGAACAGGCGCTCCGAGAACTCAACGAGGTCAAATCCACGCTTTCGAGACCGAAGGAAGTCGTAAAGGACATTAATGATCCAGACTATGACGAGGAAGCCGAACGAATTGCCCAGACGAACTGGCAAAAGGGTGTCAAGAAGGTAGTCGAGAAAGACATCGAGACGAAGGTTGAAGAACTCTTGCGCAAGCGTGAAGAAGCGAGGGCTGAAGAGGCCCGGAAAGTCGCAACGACCGCTGAGCTTGAAAAGTCAAAGTCTCGGGTCATTGAACGCTACCCCGCCATCCTTGAAGCCGGAAGCGATGAGGAACGAATGTACCGTGAAGTGATCAATGAGGACACTAGCCTTCTCCAGAACGTACATGGCCCTGAAATCGCCATGTACCGCATGGAAGAGAAAATGCGTGCGCAGGGCAGAATTCCCGCATCCTCAAAACCTATTGTGGATAGGGAAGCCTCGCGCCTTGCTAGAGCTGGTGCCTCGAACGTCACGGGCCGTCAAGCCTCGAATCCGGGCAAGATTACGCTCACTCGTGAGCAAAAAGAGTTCTGCGATCATTACAAAATCCCTTATGACCAGTACGCCAAAAACCTGAAGGCTGATGCGGGCCTCGGAGGAGTTGAAGTATGAGTGAGAAAAGACCGTCGTTTATTGATCCCGTAAAGGAACCGCCCAAGGAACAGGTTAAACCCGCGAAGGAAGAAGTAAAAGTTCATGATGTGATTCCTGAGACCACGCGCCCCATCACCATCATGACGGAAGGGGATGCCTACATCTCAGAACGCATGAAACAGCAGCCGAAGACTCTTGAGGACATCCAACTCACAACTCGTGAGGAGAACCTCGGGATTCACAGGCTGTCGCTCCCTGATTTCTTTGAATCCTTCTCCTACGACTGCACGATGGGGCAAACCTGCTCCCATCACGGGTGGGTAAAAACCAAGGTTTCCTACGGCCTCGACAAGACGATGGATCGCTGGGAACAGACAAAGCGCGGAAAGTACATCTTCCGGTGGCTCTCAAAGAATAAGAGGGCTCTTGACCTTAGCCTTAATGTGAAAGACTGGCTACTCGTTAACCGCAATTTCTTCCCGGATGCTCCGAAGATTCTTTTCTCAGTCAATGGCGGTGTTGAGAACGGGGATTCCATCCTCGGATTCATGCCTGTTGCCAAAGCGCTTTCTCTGCGCGAGAAGCCTTCTCGTGATTCACAAGACCGTGTTAATTCCGAAGCCCGGAAACACGAGGATCATCCTAACTTTTACAAAGCGAAGCTCGACCCGGAGAAGAAGGACGGCGACGATTACGCGCCTGCCGAAGCTCTCCAAGAGGGCCGTGACTTTTAACATATTACTCTGACAAAGGAGTTCAAAAATGGCTAACGATAATTTACCTCGTGGCCTTGTTCCTATCAACTGGCCGAAAGTTTCCGGGCATTATTATCGCATCGGAACTGCGACTGACGTTTTCCTCGGTGAGTTGGTGGACATTGCATCCACGGGTTTCCTTACAAACGCAATTGACGTAACAACGGCAGGTATCGTGCAGGCTCTTGGTGCTGTGGTCGGATTTGCCGGACCCTTGAAAAAGGGTCTTGCTACCGATGATCCGTACCTTGACGTTTCCGACCTTGCTCCCCTTGCTTCCGGTCTTGAATCTGGAGACCGCTGGGCTTTTGTTGCTGATGATCCGGAACAAGTTTACATCGTTCAGGGTGATACGGGCGGCACGATTGCGGGCCTTGCGTCTGTTGGGGAATCGGCGGCTCTTATTTACAGGGCCACTTCCGGTTCTACGACTTCCGGCTGGGCGAATCTTGAGCTGGATGCCTCCACCAATACGGCTTCCACAGGTCAAGTCGTTCGCATCGTCGGGATTCATGATGCGGTCAATACGGACGGCACTGAGAATACTGCCGCCGCTAACTACTGCAAGTATCAGGTGCGCATTCTCACGCATCGTCTCAGCCAGTCTAACTTAACCAGCGCTGTCTAATCATAGAGGAGAAACTACATGAACAGGACACAGTTTAATAAGGTTGTGGTGCCTGGGCTGTTCTCCTTCATGGTGGACAGTTACAAGCCCCGCGCAACGGATGAAGAATGGCGCAGTATTGTGGAAGCCGCTGGAGATGTTAAAACCTCCAAGCGTGCCTATGAAGAAGCCGCTTACTATGCCGGATTTGGTATGGTGGCCGGTAAAGGTGAAGGGGAGTCGATCACCTATGACGAGATGGTTCAGGGTCCTACGAAACGCTGGACTCACCGCACTTTCGGGCTTGGGTGCCGCATCACGGAGGAACTGATCGAGGATTCGCTGTACCCCGATCTTCCGACGGAGATGGAATCCTTCACCCGCGAGCTTGGTGTTGCGGCTCGTGAGACTCTAAACGTCCTCACCTTCGACATCTTCAATAGCGGAACTGCTACGACGAACCATACGGGCGGTGATGGACTTGCGGTTTTTTCTGCGACTCATCCTCTCCTGCGTGGTGGAACGTGGTCGAATCTTCTGGCTCCGGCGGCAGATCTTTCTGCTACGACGCTCCAGACGAGTCTCGATAACTTCGAGAACCAGAAGGATGACACCGGCAAATGGGCCCGCAACAAGGCCCAGTGGATTCTCCTGAACCCCTCCAACGCTTGGAAGGCGAAGGAACTCCTCAATTCCGGTTACGATCCCGAATCGGCCAATAACAGCATCAACACGCTGAAAGAGCGGAACCTGAAACTGGTATCGACCCCGTACTACACGGATGCTGACGGTTTCACGCTCATCTCCAAACCCGCTCATTCCAATGCCGGTCTTATCGCGTATCTGCGCCGTAAGCCGACGTTTGCCAAGGACGGCGACTTCGATTCTGGTGATGCGCTTTTCAAGGTGACGTTCCGCTACAGCATTGAAATCAATCGCGCAAGCAACCTGTACCACTCTGCTGGCGCTTAATTAAGTGGCTGGGGGACTGGGGAATAACCTCCTCAGTCTCCCGGTTACTCAAATCTCTATGAGCGTAAAAGCGCCTTAGAGTAAGGAGCTTTCAAAATGCCTACAAGACTTCCTTATGGGGTTAGCTTTATTAAGCCCGGTGTTCCAAGCGGGATTTACACTTTCACTTCCGGAGACACCACTCCCGACGTAAGCCTCGGAACTGTTTTTTTCACAGCGACTTCAGCCGTCACCATCACCAACTTCGATGGCGGTGAACGTGGCAAGATCATCATTGTTACCTCTGAATCAAATGGCGTGACAACTCTTCAAAATTCTGCTGGTGGCATCAATCTTTTTGCAACGATTGCGGCAATCAGCAGCGGCGGCACAAGACCTCTCACGTACTCGTCCAGCGGCAATTACCTCATGCAGAATAAAGACACGCTCATGTTCATTCATAACGGCACGGACTGGAGCCAGATTAGCCCGAGCGTGCGTGTTAACTAATGGCTCGTGACATTAGGTTCCGCAAAGCAACAAGTGATCGGTCTGGTTTCGATTATAAGAAACGGGAACTTGTTAAAGACGGCTCCTTATGGGTCGGACCTGATGAAAAAGATGATCCTCCTCCCTCCCGGCTCAGTCTGGGAGGTGAGGGGGACATCAATCGTGGGAGCTATTTTCGTGACAGTACCTCAACGGCCATTGATGCGGATAAGACAAATCCAACGGTGTTTGTCACAGCGGCGGGCGGGATCTCACCCTCCTTCACGCATCCCTACATGCGTGTTGCGGGCAGTAACGGAGCGGTCACGATCTCTGCCAATCCGCGCATTGCAACTGGCCGCGAGGGACAGGTTCTCACACTTTTCGGAGCTGGATCTAACATCACAATCGCCAA